TGCTATTGTTATCATAAGCTAATACGTATAGAGATAAAGCTAATGGATTATTATCTACTATACTGTCTGTGTTATTGCTATTAGTTAGCTGGTCTTGTATTACATATGCTTTTGCTATGCTACCATACTGACTTGGAAGAGACAAAGCTCTAACAGTATAATCCTGTAATGTAACTGCTCTATTTTGTTCATTGAAGGCTCTTAAAGAATTTTCTCTAAGCTCTTCTATAGTATCTCCATCTCTACCGCCTGTAGCAGCAAGTTCATTAGTAAATGATAAGTCGTTAAGGTTAGATCCAGCAACTGTAGCTGATGTTAATGTATTAGCAGAAACATTAGCACTAATACCTCCTCCTTTAAGATAGGTTACAGTAAGGGTATCTCCTTGATCAGGTGCTATTCCATAAGCTTTACTATATGTAAAGTTAGAAGGGTCATATGCTTTATCAACAGTGCCTTTTCCATTATAGTTTAAAGAGCCTTGATTAGTAGCATTTCCTATCGTAGTTGCATCAGGTATGATAGTAGAATCATCTTGTATAATAGTACCGGCTCCAAACTGTATATCTAAGTTACCATTGGCTCTAAACCTTGTAACGAATCTTCTAGGTACTTTTTTTAGAGCTAATGCATAAGGAACACTTGCTATATCTGAGGCTACATTAGCTTCATCTAGAAGAATAGTGTCTTGTCCTAAAAAAGGAACTTCGAAGTATTCATACCCGTTAGTTTCTTCTACTTTTAATACCTGTACTATATCATTATCTGATAATGTGATTGTATTAAATTTCTGAGGAGTTGCATCTATAGTGAAAGCTTTTGTAAGTATTTTACCGGAAATAGCTTTTGCTTTTTTTATAAGGTTAAATTTTGTAGGTCTATTACTTGAGTCTAAAGAATTAATAGTAACCACGGTTGGGTCATAAGAACTACTGAAAGTAAAGTCTACTGGTTTAGGTATATAAAACTGCGTGTTAGTTTTATCTGTAGAGGTTAAAGCACCTTGAGCGTTTATTTTAGCTGCTTGAGTATAATCTGGTTCGTAACTACCGTTAGCATCTACTATTTGAGTAATAGTAATCTCTGTTTCTGCTATACCAGTTACTCTAGGCTTATAGCCCATCATGTATGCCAGGTTAAAAAGATTCTTTGGATCTTTAGCGTGAGTTAAAAAAGTCTCTTGAAGTTGAGTATCTTGGTAAAAAGCTAGTACATCTCCAACGTATGCTGCCATTTCCATAAACATCATACCGGGTGATGTAGGAGAGAAGTCATTATAAGTATCAGGAAAGTAAGATTTAGAAAACTCTACTAGTTGATCTCTAAAGTCATCAAACTCTCTATTAATATACTTTATGTTTCTAGTTTGTGCCATTATTCGATGTTAATTAAAATTTCGTCTTGGATATTTTGATCTGCTATTGCATACCTTAAAAAGAAGTTTATAGCATTTGTATCTGGTTCTGATATTACTTCTATTTTAGTAGGTATTATTGTTGGAAAGAAAGCTACTATATTACTAGTTATAGTCTCTTTCAAGTCCTCTAATTGCTCTTCATCTATATTTTCAAATAAAAGTTCCCTTATACCAGCTCCAAAAGAAGGGTTTAAAGGTCTTTCACCTTTGTTTGTCAAAAGATAGTTAATTAAGTTTACTTTAAGTGCATCTTTAGTTTGAAATGTTGAATTAAATACCCCGTTTCCGGAAAAAGGTAGGTCTATACCTATTGCTTTTCTAGGCTGTCTATCTAACGGGTTTATCTTTTTAACATCTAATGCCATTAACTTAATCTATTCTTATCTTTTTCTAAAGACTTATCGTATATAGCTTTTGCTTTACCGACAAAGTCTAGTTTACTTATATCTATTCCTGGCATAGGACCAGAATTCTCTGTTAATCCCATGCTAGTAGCTACATTAGAAGCGAAGTTTGGTTTCTTAACCATAGATGAATCAGCGTTAACTACATTTTTATAGTCTTCGCCGGTCATTTCTTGTTTAGTCATACTTAACATCTCTTCTAAAGGAACTGTCCCAGGGTTCATTCTACCTGTTGACCATGTTCTTTTAAGGTCTTTTTGCTTTACAGCTTTGTAATCTTGTGATGCTGGTGTACTAGCTGCTTTGACAGCTTCGTTAAGCATCTCTTGTAACTCATCCTTTACGGCAGATCTTACCTCTTCGCGGATGATTTTTCTTAGTTGATCTAGTTTCATATTAATAAATAGTATGTTTATGGAAGTTGATTGTCTATTCTGAATTTTAATTCTTCTATAAGTACATTACTATCACTTGCAAACGATAGTGGTCCTTTGAGAACCTGTACTCCTCTTCTATCTACAGCTATTGCTCTACGTTGAGGTGCTATAGAAGGAGAGTTAGGATCAGTTATTACTTTTATAGTATAGGGTGTTCCTTTTTCAGAAACATATTCTACTGGTTTATCAGTTTCTTTATCTTTCACAGCAGTAAGTAATTCTAATCTTTCTTCCTGGGTTAAGTTAGGGTTTTGTGAACATCTGTTAAGAAGTGCATTTATAAGCTCTAGTTTAGCTTGTATCGGAATAAATACTAAATTAAAGTTAGCAAGTATTTCATTTATATTATCATTCTTTTCTTCTAGGTACTCTACTAGTTCTGTCCACCATTTAAGTTTTGCTGCTCTAGTTACGATTAAAGCTAGGTCCATAGCAAATAAGTGACCACCGGCAGGGCCTGGAGGAGTACCAAACGATGTAGGAATATTAAAGTGTGCTATTATATTAATTATTACCTTTGCAGCATCAATAGCTATCTTTAATACGTCTGACTGTTTCTTCACTTTGTCTGCTCTTTTACCGGCTTTAGCTATTTGCTTATTTATCCTGTTAGTTGTAGCTAGCATTTTTTTTATTACATCAGGCGGTGGACATTGCTGTCTTAAGTAGTCTATTATATCAGCTATCTTTTTCTCTGCATACTCTCTTATAAGAATTTCTGCATAGGTTAGTAGTTCTGCAGATACTTTATCTATCTTTATTTTCGGTATTTTTAAACCAAAGTGTGGCATAGTTAAAATTTATTAGAATCTTTATTAGTTACTATCTTATTAGAATGTACAAATACTTTGTCTGATTTTATTTTTGATGGTCCGCTATCCTTTAAAAATCCTCTTAGAGATTTAACTCTAGATTTTAAACTCATACTAGCAGATTTCATTATAGGTACTACATTACCGGGAGCAGCTAGTTTATCAAAGCTATTACCAAGTCTATTAAGTTCGTCTAATAGTTGAGATAAGAAGTCATCTAGTTGATGACCTAGAACTACTGGTTCTGGTGTACCTTGATTTGTATCAGCAATCATTGAATTATCTCCAAGGTATATCTTTTTAGCATCTAAACTTATATAATCTTCTCCATCTATGTTAACATCTCTACTTGTAACAGTAAAGCTTTCTTTAGCAGAAAAAAAGATATCTTCTTCTTTAGTATTGAAAACTAACCTACCTGAGTTAAGTATTATTTGATTTCCTTTATACTTATCTGTATGTATAGTTTTAACAACGTTAGAATTAAGCTTAGTATTTGACTGCTTAAGTGGAACTAAATGATCCGATACTATATAGATACTTGATTTATCTTTATTTATATCTTCTGATACAGGTAAAAGAGAATCTTCTTTACTTTCTCTACCGTTATTTATTATTATGTAAGGTTTACCGGTATTAGTGTTATCTGCAATATTACTTTTATTACCACTGTAGCCTCCTAATCTTATTGAGTTACCTGTTCTACCGTCAATGAGTGTATCGCCAGGATTAGGGTAAAGCTGATTAATTTTAAGTTCATCTATATTTTCTCCTAGATTCGTTTCTACTACTTCATCTGAATCTCCTATTGGTAAAGAGTTATGGTTTACAGCATTCCATCCTGATACTACTCTACCATAGTATGTTTTATATTCACTATCACTTCTATCTTCATCATCTCTAGGTCCTCCTATGATTTCTACTATCTCTCCTTTTAATGGTAGAGTTAAATTGGTAGAATCGTAAGGGTACGCCATAAAAAGGTTAGATGGGTCTTCAGAAAAACTATCTGCATCAAATATATTGTACCTTATTACTCCTACAGTTTTATGAATACTATAGTCGGGGTGTTGTTCATCTAGTACAATATCATATACTCTACCTAACTTAACGCTAACGTTAGGAGAAAAATTAGTCTGTGATTTTTGTCTATGTATGCTAAAGTACATCTTTGTCTTCTTCTTCTGGTGTTTCTACTTCTTCTACTTCTTGATCTAAAGCTTCCTGTTCTTCTAACAAGTCTTGTAAATCAGAGAAATCAAACTCTCCATCGTCTCCTTTAGCTTGCGCTGTTTCTATACGTTGAATTACTGTGGCTAACTTAATCAAATGCTCATCATTTCTTACTCCTATCTCCATATATTCTTTTATCATAGGAACAATAAGAGTAGCATCTCCTATATTCTCTATAAGAGGTTTAAGTTCTCCAATTAAACCTTTAACCTGGCCTTTTGTTTCTTTTGAGTTGTCGTAGATTTCACCGAAGAGGTCAGATAGTGTTTTACCTTTAAAAATTTCTTTATCTAAGCTCATAGTATTTTATAATAAATATCACTGAGGATACTATTGAGCCTTAGTTAAGTAACCTAAGTCGTAAAGTTGCTGGTATTTAGCTTTGAAGTCTTCTTTGAGAACAGTGACCACTTTTGTTAATTTAGGTGTATCGCAATCAGTCATCTCTCTTATGTAAATGTAAAGAGCTTTCTTTTTAAATATATCTAAATCGTTTCTAGTTTTAAATATAGTCAATACGGCATCTGCTATCTTTTTATCTTCATTTTTAATAAACATTTCGTCTAAATCTTCATAACATTCAGACACCCATTCGTCTATAAACTTAGAAAGTGTTTTTGCAGATGGAGAATGCATTCCAGGTTCATCATCATAGGATTCTTCTATATCTTGAAAGTTTCCTATCTTCTTTAGCTTCTTATAATTCTTATTGTTGTAGTTAATAAGCCATCTCTTGACTATAGTACCGAAATATGAATAAGCTTTTGCACCATTAGTAGGATCAAACTTCATAATCTTCTCTTCTAGTAAGACAGACACTAGTTCGTGCTTTAAATCCTCTATTTTATCAACATCTGTGTAGTAAAACTTAAATGTATGTATGATATTTTCGGATAACTTGTAAAAAGGTAGGTAGATATGATCTGTGAATATTTTATTTCTGTATTCCTGATCAGTAGATTCGTTATACTTTACTATATACTCTTCTGTTTCTTTTGTAAAGTAATTAGCTTTCGCTCGTTTCCTTGCCATAATTTTGGGGGAGCATATAATCGTTTAGTTGCTCCTGAACTTCTTTCATTTGGTTAAAAAATTCACCAACTTCATCATCTGACTGAAAGACCCCCTTGTCATCGAGATTTTGTAAGTGTTGCTTTGATTCTCCTATGATATTTGAGATATTCTGAAGATATTTTACTTGATCTTGTGTAACATCTTCGTATTGCTCTGTTTTTACCAGTAGGTTTCTTATAATGTATGAACTAATAAGCAGTAAAGCAACTAAGATACCGATTATTATGTAGAAAAGTGTAGGATTTATTGTCATTTATAGATTTTTAAGCATATTTGTTAGTCCAGGTGAAGAATTTACTCTTTTTCCTGTAGTTGACTTGGTTTTTTGTACTTTGGACACTGCTCCACCGGTAGATTGTAACCAAATATCGTATTCTACCTTGGAAGCCATAAAGTCTGCCATGTGAAGTACGTATACTATGTTAGTTTTCATCCTAGAGTTAGGATTATGACTATAGAAGTACGCTTCATTAGCCTTGTCAAACACACCATCGTGTAATCTGATACCTAAAAACTCGTTATGACTTACTTTTATATCGAATTTCTGTAAAATATATAGTGATCTGTCCGGAATAAGCATAAAAGGTAGGTCTGAGTTAAAAGTATACATCTCATGTAACTTATCTTGCCTCCATTTATCAGTCTGAGGTATATAGTTATGTGTATCACCATCACCTAGTTTACCTAAGTCATGGAATATAGCAGCAAATACTAGCTCTTCATCAGTAAAGTCAATAGTACCTCCCATTTCTTCATATAATCTCTTGGATTTGATAGCATACTCCACTACTCTATTAACATGATCAACATATCCACCGGGTATAGCATTGTGATGCCATGTTTTAGAACTAGCAGGTGCCATAATATATGTTTCACCTATGTGTTCTATTAGTCCTTTTACCTTATCCTTTCTATCACCTATGTAAGTATCTACTATCTTAAGATGTTTTTCATAGTTTGAGTGGATTTTTTCCGCTGTCAATGTCATATTAGATTAATTTCTATTATTATTATAATTATTTATATTATACTATATATATTTATATATCTATATATTATTTATTATTAATATCTTTAATATATAATTAAGATAATACTTTTA